GCATGCAAATCAAGCCATTCTCCCCATGCGTATTGCGGAAACATTAGCATCAGCGTTCGCACAAGATGGAACTGGATCAGTTCCGATTTCTCTATTGCTGTTGGCATTGTAAAATCATACGGAAATCCACCCGGCATATCATCTATTCCATCCGGAAGCGCATCCATCATGCGCTGCTGTATTTCTTCCGGCTCAGCTCCATCGACAAATTCCGGCGGAGTAAATTCGTAACTCACACTTCTCACCTCCCATCATCAAATAGAAACATTGAATTCATCAGTATCCACTCCCTTTACAGTAAATGAGACGCTTACAGCTTCTCCGGACCATGAAAATTCAAAATTTCTTACATATTCCGTCCTAGGATTCACCAACAGCGCCTCTGATATTGTTCTCTCTATCGCAGACTCAACCGCCTTTTCGCTATCCTCTGCCAAGGCCTCATCCAGTTCAGTGCCTATTTCGTCCGGATAGGCAGCACAGGCATATCTCTGTGTGAGAGCCATTTTACAACACCACACTTTATATCCTTCCACTCCATCGCACCGTTCCATCTGTCCTTTTCCGTTTAGGACAAAATCCTGCTTATCAACATCCCACGCAACCGTATAATGGTAATCCCTATCCAGCTGATCTCCGTCATCGATAAATTCAGGTGATTCTTCCACAGGAAATAGTGTATTGTCTTCGTCCATGTTTCCACCTCCCCTAATTGATTACATCGATGACTACAGCTTCATTCTGTACCCATGCAACAAGCACATGATTTCCAGGGGATAATCCGGGGACCTGTATAGAATGTAAATGGGAACCATCTCCATATTCATGACCGCCATGACTGCCACCAGAAGTTCCAAGAGATATGCCTGTCACATGTCGGCACACCGTATAATCTCCTTTTGGTATTTTTACCGGAAAGGTATTCGTGGTCAGCCCATAGTCAGACTCTATTTTCCCAAAATCAAGAACAAGAGGAGAGTCCGACATGCTTTTCATTCTTTTGTGTAGTGTCCTTGCCAGTTTGTTTGCCCCAGCATGTCCATCAAACGCCATATTCATCCCTCCTTAATCAAATGTGCCGTCGTCCACCCATCCATATACATTGCTTGAGCTATCCACATGTATCAAGTGCCATGGATGAGCCTTTCCAGAACCGTTCTTAATGGTTATTTTTGCTCGTCCGGCTCTTGCGTTGTATCCTCGAGATCCGGCATAAGAACTGACATAATGTGTTCCTCCGTGAAAATTCACAATATCACCTACGTTGTAAGACTTTTTCTGTACTGTCTGCTGTGCTTTCTTCTCATATTCTTTGAACGGTATATGAAGATCCAGTGTCATGCTGCGACTATCCACATCATGTCTTATCCCGATAACATAGTAGTATGCATTCATGGTCCCAACTGAAACATGGACCAGGTCTCCTTTTCTCACCCATGGGATATCCGGCGCTTTTACAGTCATTTCTTCCTGAACCTCTCCTTCTTCATTGAGAATCGTCTGCGCCGATGTCTTCGCATCCTCAAGGCTTTCATCAGTACCTCTTCGAACAATTTTCTGCCGAACACCATATTTTGTGTTTCCATTCAACACAGCCTCGACCGAGCTTTTTCCGTCATCGTCTTCCTGCCCAATCACCTTTACTCGCGTAATCATACCGGCTGTGCTTCTCTTATGTGTGGCCGTAACTACATTTTCAGCTGCAAAATGATATACAGTCTTGTTGTTTGCATACGGAACCACATACGCTTTACCCTTCCTATCCTGCACGACACACTTCACGCCACCTTTCCTGTAAGCATCATCCAGTATTTCCATAATTACATTTGCAAGATCCTGTGACTTGAATGTTAACTTTGCATGCGTTTCGTTCGGTCCTTCGTATGAACCAAGCGGAATTTCCCAGTCATCAAATATCTTCGTTATGGCAGATTTCGTTCCGGTACCTGCGGGATAATAAATATTATCCTGGCTCTCTTGCAGATTATATAAATTGTCATAGCACTTTCCATCAAACTTGTATCCGTCCGAAGAATATGCCGGTTTCCAGTCAATGATATTTCCACGAGCCACCTCATCATCCGCAACACCATCAGAAGCGAATATTCCTACCAAACAGCCGAGTTTTGCTATATCCGAGAACACTTCTTTTGTTGACTTCTCATTTTTGGTTGTGAAAGAAATCCGGGTGGCAAGCTCGTCTTCCCCTTGCTCCCACCCAAGATTTTCTACATAATCCTTTATATTATATTGATTTCCCTTTTCGTCCATAATGACGAAGCGGTATTGAACTTTGGATAAATCTATCATTTTACTGCCCCTTCCTAATTCGGAATAACAAGGACTGTTCCCGGAAAAATCCAATGTCCATTATCGCTATTTGCATAACCACGCTTTTTTGCTGTTGATTCTATGACAGATTTATTTGCATTGTATATTTTCGTCCACATTGTTCCTGAGCCGCCATAAAATTTGCGAGCAATAGACCACAATGTATTCCCTGGCTTCACGGTATAACTCCCTTTATTCGATGGCGCCGCTGCGGCCGGTCTTGTTACCGTCTTCTTTACAAACTTTACGATTTTTAGTTCGTCTGTCGTGTAAACTTTCAGGGAGCGATACTGCACAAATTCTACTGAATACTTCTTGTTTCCATATCCGCCATAGTCAGTACATTCAAAACTGCTGATTGTAACATCAATATTGACATTGGTTTCAGTGACCATCAGACGCAGAACAGTTCCTTTTTCCTGCCAGTTTTTCAGAATTTTTTCACACTCTGCTGGCTTAATCCATTGTTTTACAATGGACTCATTCCTTTTCGATTCCCCAAAAAATATGCCGTCAAATGAAATCTCTGTAAGCTTCATCCCCTTCGGAATTTTTACCTCTCCATAGGACAGAATATCGTAAGACTGATAATTGGTCCGGTTTGTTCCCTTTACCTCCTCCGGGAGGCTAGGAAAAATAAATTTACTTTTACCGTTTTCAACTTCGGTTAAAATAACATCCATAAAGCGCCTCCCTTAACTACTTACTGGCATGTTTGAGAACACCTCGCCCAAGCGATCAGCGAGCTCGCCACCGAGGTCATCTGCCAGTTCCTTCATGTGCATCTTAATAATTTGCAGGATATCATCTTCTCTCTGGCTGGTTGAGGAGATTACGAACTGCGGATTTACAGTCACGCTAAGGTTGACTTCTTTTGTATCCGAGTTTCTCTCGCTTTCTATGACGGTCGAAACATCAGAAGTGCCGCTGTCGCTCTCTGATATTGGCTCTGAAAGGCTTTCTGTATTCTCCCATATATTTTTATCGGAAGAACCAGAGGAGCCAATAAAGCCTCCATCAGCGTGCTTTCCAACGCCGAGCATTTCTCCGGCCTGCGCCCACAGTTCCAAGCCTCGCTGTCTCCTTTTGCTCCCAAGCGGAATGATTACCTCAGGTCCATCCTCGCCCCACCACGTAAGCTCCGGACCATAAGCAAAACCGCCGTTTGCATGACTCGAAATGCTTCCGCTAACCGTAGCTGTTCCGGATCCTCCTCCAGAAAAACTAATTGTGGCTGATGGATTCGCTAGCCTGTAATTTGCCGTAATTGTGACAGTAGTCGTGGTAGAAAATCCTGCCGAAAAAGCCGTGTTGATTGCGGATGCAACGTTGCTATAAAGGGAGTCTATTGCTCCCTGAATGGTCCCCATTGTCGCAGTAATCGCATTCGATATACCAGTACCAACAGCAGTAGTAACGCCAGAATAATCCAAGCCCTCTATAGAAGATGTAATATTGCTCTGTAGAGCAGACGTGAAGCTGCTCATATCAATGCCTTCAGTTGATGATAGGGCCGTTACAATAGATGTGTTGATTATCTGTGCGCTTTCCGAAAGATCTATTCCTTCAAGCGCAGCGATTAATGAGTTCTGTATACCTTCCTGCAGTCCAGCTCCGGATTCCGACATATCTACCGACGCCATCGCTTCTCCAAGCTTCTGGTTCATCATTCCTCCGACCTCTGTGAGATCAATATTTTCCAAGGATGCCGTCAAGGAACTCTGCAACCCATCTTGGATCCCTGTGTCAGATTCAGACATATCCACAGAAGACATAGCTTCTCCGATTTTTTGGTTCATAAGAACTCCTACGTCCGTAAGGTCGATATTTTCTACCGATGTCATGAGCGATGTTTGCAATCCTTCTTGTAATCCTGCAACGGATTCAGACATATCCATAGAAGACATGTCCTCTCCAAGTTTTTGTGTCACGGCAGCTCCCGCTTCTGTGAAGTCCGCGTTTTCTATACCGCTTTTCACCATGCTGTTGACGCTCTCGCTCATATCAACGCCGCTTCCTTCCAGTGCTGACGTCATTTGATCCGGGAGAGATCTTGCAACCTGCCCCATCATTTCCGCAACAGCGGATTGTGTTGTAGCTTCAAGCCCGTCAAGGTCTAATGCCTCTATTGCGGATTGCAGTCCTTCGCCTTCCATAGACCACCGAGTAGCATCGATTCCATTAGCCATTGCATTATGCATAGCCGTTCCAAGACGCTCCGCCACCGTTCCTTCAAGATCTGGTAATATTCCATCTAGCTCACTTCCAAAGGAATCAGCAATCGACTGCAGTTCAAAACTTTCCACTCTGACAGACAAATCTGTAATTTTTGCCTGATACCCTTCCGAAAGAGCTTGGAATTGTTCATCAAATTGCTCTTGTGATATTACCCCATTCGCAAGCTGTAAGTTCATACTGTCAAGTGTTACGTCCACGCCTTTCATGTATTGCTCTGACGCTTCCTGTACATTTGCCTGAATTTCAGATACCAGAGAAGCGAAAGAGTCAGCATCCAGTGATGCCCCGGAGTATTTGATTTTTAAGCTCTGGAAACTTGCTTCCGTTTCAGCCTGACTGATCTGGTTTGTGATATCAGTAATCTGGTTCTGTAAATTTGTGATTTCCGCCTGCTCATCAAGAGTGATCACCCCATCTTCCAACGCAACATTAACCTTCGCTTTCAGATCACTACCAAGACTCTCGATCTTGGACTGCATGTCCGAATACATCTGGTTTAGACCAGTTGTCATATCGGTTTCATTTCCCGGCTCTATCAGAAGATCTATAGCTGCGGTTGCCTCGTAGTGTTTATCTTCGAGATACTGCTTTGAACTTTCAATCATAGCATCAACAGCCGAAATATATTCCGATATATCTCCTTCATCAAGCGCCATTCCAAGCGACGCCTTCCAGTTCAGCTTGTCCATCGTCTGAAATGAGCTCTGCAGCGTAGTGAGAGAGTTATCCGCTGTCTCCGCAGCTGCCGAGAATTTGTTCAGCGCCTCTGCCTGATCGGCGAATACGATTTGTTCCGCCGCTTCTTGTATTTCTTTCATAGACAGCTTTATATCGCCGAAACTATCTCTGATTTTATTCGACGTAGCTTCCTGCATCATTGCACCGAACTGTTCAGCTGACACATTTGTATCGTCAAAAGCCTCTTTCAGTTCTTGACTGTCGAACTTCGCTCCCTCTAAAGCATACTTGCTCTTCTGTTCCAGATTTTCCGCCGCTGCCGCAGCTTCCTCATAATCCTCTTTTACTTTATTTCCCCCAAACCATCCGGCAAGACCACCGATTCCGGCACCGATTAGTGTTCCAACGCCTGGGAGAATCGCAGTTCCTATAGCTGCTCCTGTAAGCGCACCGCCCGCTGTTAGACCAGCAGATGTGGCGGATGCTTTTGCTTTCTCTACATCACCTTTTTTATATGCCTTATATGCATCATAAGCATCGAAGCCACTGCTTATTAATGCTGCCCCTCCGATTAGTCCGCCAGCAACAGCACCACCTCCAGCAAGAGCCAATCCCGTTCCTGTGGAAGCAATGCTCGCTCCTCCTAGATTTGCGCCTATCTTTGCGAGGCCACCTACCAATCCGGTTCCTGTCATGGTTCCGACACCAGCCAGCTCATCTGCAACAGATGCGGAGCCTATGATGCTCTTTAGCACTCCACCCGTGGCGCTTTTATATATGCCTTTTCCTGCTTTGAATACTCCAGATCCTAGGCTAAATATCGGACCAGCTACTTTCGCAAGAGCCACAGCCGACATCAGTGATGTAATATCCGGAGCCTCTCCTCCTGGAAGAATTTTTCCTGCACTTGAAAGTGATCCCATCAAAAGTGTTCCGAGAGCTCCAGCAATACTAACGCCATTCATTCCCTCTGCAAATCCTTCAGCGAACTGGCGCCCTATACTACTTCCTTCATCAACAACAGATGAAACATCAATTCCCATCAATGCCAAGATACCAGCAGAAATTGCGTTTCCGATTCCGGTGCCTATATCTCTTGCAACACCAGCTACTTTCAGTTTTCCAGACCCATTCCACCAATCTGAAAACGGCTCCGCCACAAGTTCATCCCATGCTATTTCGATTTTTCCAAACAGATCTGCGTTTTTCCATTCGTCTGTAGCAGTAAATTCATCTATTTTCTCCTTCGCATTATCAACAAAATGATCAAACGAATTCATTGCCGTAAGCAACGCATTCTCCACATCCGGAACTTTGTCAGTCATCCATTCAAGAGCTTCAATCAAATATGGTTTAAATTTTTCGCCAAGTGACATTTTCATTGAATCTAATGCGCCCGTAAAAAGTTCAAATTTACCAGAAAGGTTATCCATCATAACGTCCGCCATTTTCTGTGCCGCACCAGAACTATTATTTATTTGCTCTGTCAGACTTTCAAACTCTTGATCAGATGCATTTACAATAGCAAGAAGTCCACTCATTCCATCCTGTCCGGCAAGCATGGCCGCATATTGAGCCTTTTCCGAATCGGTCAGAGCACCAAATTTCGCTCGTAAATCCTGTAATGTTTGAGAAAGAGGTTTTACGGATCCGTCAGTATTCGTTATGCTTATTCCAAGTGCATTTATCGCATCTTCTGCCTGTCCAACTGGTCTGGTAAGATTGGTCAGCAGGCTGCGAAGACTTGTTCCGGCTTGTGAAGCTTTGATTCCGCTATTTGCCATTAGGCCAATAGCTACTGCTGTATCTTCAATGCTGTATCCAAGTGCACCGGCAACAGGAGCAACATACTTAAATGTATCTCCCATTTTTGCCACATCTGTATTAGTTGCGCTCGCTGCTTGCGCCATAACATCCGCAAACCTTCCGCTTTCTTTCGCAGATAATCCGAATGCTGTCAGTGCGTCCGTTACAATATCGGATGTTGTTCCAAGATCTTCTCCCGATGCCGCAGCGAGAGCCATTAAGCCCTCGATTTCCTTTGCATCCCATCCCGCTTGCGCCATGTACTTAAACGCTTCTGCAGATTCGGATGCGGTAAATTTCGTAATGGCTCCCATCTGGTTCGCTTTTTCTGTTAATTGTGCAAATTCTTCACTCGTGGCACCTGATATCGCTTTTACTTCAGACATTGCAGCCTCGAAATCCGCATAGGTCTTAACCGTATCTGCAATACCGGCGCCTGCCGAGATTGTGACGCCAGCCGCCACGAGTGGACTTTTCAACAAACCAAATACGCGTCTCACAGGGGATGTTACAAGGTCAACAGCTTTTAATGTAACCTTCCATGTCTTTCCTGTTAGGCTTTTTACATAGGTTATGGCCTGTTTTACCGTTGGTGTAATCCGGTCCTTTGCCTCGAGCAGAAGCTGATACTTTTCTTTCATCATAGCAAGAAGTGATTTTTGTGTCTTATTTACGGATTTTTCAAATCCGGACACTTTCTTTGATGCATTATCAAAACCACTTCCTACGGATTTTTCAAATCCAGAAACACGTCTTGATGCATTTTCAAAACCTTTTGCCGCTTTATTTGCACTATTCACAGTATTTTCCATACTCTTTTGTGCCTTTTTCGCAGCAGAATCAAGGTTTTCCATTTTTTCAGATATGTTATCTACAACTGGCCCAGTATTATCCTTGGTTTCGATAGGAATCTCTATCTTTATAACCTTAGTTGCCACCCGATCTTCCTCCTTTCTCGTCATCTTCCAGACGTACTCTCATTGATGCGAACATAAATGCGCGCACGCCAGCAGGCTTTGCATATACTTCATCCGGAGTTATGCCAAGCCGCTGAAAAATTTGGTGCAAGAGGGTGGTTTTTCCTCCTGCCAAAATCAGTTTTTTGCCGTTTCCTCCATCTTGTTTTCAACTTCTTCCAGATTTTCAGAATCGAATCCGCTCAACTTGTTAATTTCATCAATAACTCTGTCTTTTTCTCCGCCCAGAAGCACCGCTTCGATAACATCAAGCGCAGTCACGACAAGAACTCCCCGCTTTCTAAGTCCATCCCATACCTGCTGATTATCCCAAAGATTTGTGCGGTCATCTTCAACTGTCGCATGGTAGATCAGTGAGGAACGGAATTTTGCATTGTCTGTTTCTTCTGCAAACTTGATACCGATCTGCTTATTGCGAACATACTTTGTATACTTCTTGCGACACTTGTTCGCTTCCTCTTCTCCAAGAGCATGAATTCTGAATGAAAAATAGAGTTTGCCCCCGCGTACGATATCGAACTGTACAATTTCATCCGTCTTATAGGCGGCCGCTGCGAGCATGCCGGCGATAAAGTCGTTCTCCACCGTCAAAAGCTGTCCCTGTGTTTCTTTTTCAGAAAATTCTTCCTCACGAACTTCCGTATTTTCCGTCTTTCCTGCTGTTTTTGCCAAACTTGCCATTGCATATCCTCCTTAAAATGTTAAAGGAGGGATTTTGCTCCCTCCTCTTTATATTCATATTAAATTGAGAGTTCCTTCTGAAGGTCCGGTTTTCCGTTGACAAAGAAGTTCCAGTTACGTTTGATAACATCTCCATTCGCAACATTCTGGAGATCGATGTCGCCAGACGGGATACACTCTCTGTACACAACACGCTCTTCGGATCCGTTAAGTCCCTGAAGAACGCCCTGGAACACAAACTGCGGTGTCGTTCCGGACTTCATAGATGCCATCAGTTCACGGAACATATCGATATCTTCAATCACAATTTCCGTGACAGTGATTGTAATTCCGTAAGAGTCGCTGGTTTCATGCTCCTGCGGATCTCCCATAGGTTTATATTTTACGTTGTTGTATGTAGCCTTCGCCTGAAAAGACTCCATAGATGCCAGAAGATCGCCGGTTCCGTTGTAGAGACCGGCGTCTTTACCGGTACGCGCATGGCGCGCATCAGATGATGCTCTTTCGTTAATAGCCATTTAGTTTCCCTCCTTTATTCAGTTGTTCTGCTTGAGAACTGGAATTTGTATGTCAGATACAGATGCTCAATGGAATCCTTATCGATCACCTGAATATCCATGTATGCATAATCACCATCGGACTGATATGTGGTATTCTCGGATGCGGTACCGGATACAAGCTTGCCTTCGTTGATCATCGCATTGATGACGCCCTGTAGCTGACTAACCACTGTAGCACGTCCGTTTACATCGTTATCCACCTTTCCAATCAGGGCATCTGCCTGGTCATTGCAGCGGGTAATCAGTTCATACCTCGTTTTTGTTCTTCTAATCTTTTTCCATCCGTCATCCTGATTATCTGCCGGACTTACCAGCGTATTGATTGCGCTGTCAATCCAGATCTGGCCACTCGTATTTGCGCTGAGAACAATGCAGCCTTTCTGCTCTGCCGTAGAAATGTCTGTAGGAGTAAGGGCGTCATTAAGTTTCGTGTAGCCTTCCACAACTGTGTGAGTAAGAGATTTGTTAGACGCACATGCAGCAATCATTCCGGCAATCCTT